TATTTAAAATTTTAATGTAATATTTAACAGATTCACATTTATTTTTAAAAATTCTTACACGCCATTCTATTGATTCAGGTTGTAATAATGGTAACATTCCTTCTTTTGACCACACTCGTATACCAAATAAATTATGACCTTCTTGTGCAAATCTTGATTTTCCATAATTACTTTCAACAATTGCTTGTGCAATGATTAATTCTTGGTTTATTTGTTTTTTTTTTGGTATGTTAAAATTTAGGTAAGATATGCAAGATTTAAGAGCGGAGATGAATTCTTTGTTGTTTGAGTACTCAAACCTCGGAATCTCCTTCTTGGCGGCCGGACTGGGAAAGAATGTACCTAATACAAATGCTATTAGAGCTATGATCAAATATTTTGTTGCTGTAGTCCTTATTATCATAACATTTACAGTAATTTAAAAGACAGCATCCAGTTGTTAAATTGTTTACACAATTAACTTTTTTTTGACTCATCTACGTGATAAAACATATCATCCGTATCTTCTAATTTCCAGTCCTTATTTTCCACGTTCCATTCATTATTTTGTACTTTGTAGTCTGGCCAATGTGTTGAAGTTGTAAAGCTAGGAATACTCCACAGAATACGATTATTAGGCTGAGCTGCAAAATTGCCGTCATCAAGAGCCAGTATATGAGCACACTTATGTTGATCGGGAATTTCAGAATGTTCAGTATCGAGGATATTAGGTTCCGGATGAGCCCAATCAATTGTAAATAAATATTCTCCATAAATAAATTTTTTATCTTTACCTAAATATTTACAGCGCTGTCCTATTAAAAAATCAAAAGTAGTAATAGCAGGATAATAACTAAATGAATTCCAAAACTCAAGATCTTCGAGATTTGGATGTTCCACTTGTCTTTTATGCACATCACTGCTGTCTCCTCTTTGAAGAAAAGCAGAGATAGGAAGCCGCCAATATATTGCACCATTCGTAAGTAAAGCATGAAATAAGATTGCACGCCCTGGAATACTTGCAATAGCAAAGACCACACAATCTTCAGTTTCGCCTTGATGTTCTCGTAAGTCATATAAATATTCTCTTCTTATTTTACAATAAATTGGTGGTATGTTTGCATTTAAATAACTCATTTAACATTTCCATCTTCTCCTTGCAGCACAAATTCTTTTATCAGGAGTTTTTAAACAATTAATATTATGCATTTTCATTTGTCCAGCAGATCTTGCGCAATAAGATTTTCTTCTTGCTCTTCTTTTTGGGCCGGGTTTGTCTTCTGTTACGGCTGTTGATAATTTAGAACCTGGATTCATTCTTCTATAAGCTGCAACACCAGCAGAAGTCATACCTGCTCCAGACTCAGTAGAACGATAATATTTTTTGTTTCGAGGTGGCATTCCTCCATCTTTGAGACCTAGCAATTCTGCTATGTAGTCTTTCATTTTATTTATCTATAAACAAAATGACATTTAAACCACTAGTGTTACCTGTAACACCAATTCCATTAACTATACCTGTGCCATTTCTTGCAGCATATAAAACACCATCCTCTGGTAGGTTTAGTGTTTCAGTTTGACCTGCTCCTACTGATACTGGTATGAAAACTTCTGTAGTAGTTGATGAGCTTACAGTAGTTGAATTTGTCAAACCATTAATCACAACTGCACCAGAAGATCCAGTTGATTGAATAGCATAACCTCTTAATCTTGTTGATCCTGTAAATAAAACTATATTACTAGTATTACTAGGACATATGACCGGTTTTACATCTGACTTCATAATTTTTTTCCTTTTTAATAAGGAGCTCTTTCGAGCTCCTTAAATTAATTTATTATAGCGACTGTGACTCGCCTTCTTTAGCATCATCTACTATTGTATATGTGAATACTCCTGTAACTGTTCCAGTTCCACCAGTTGCTCCAACAGAAGCTGCTACAGTAGCATTAGCTGTGATACCACCTGCTAAAACTAAAGCACCATCTGCACCTTTGATTGATCCTTTTGTAACCGAAGCTACTTCATTAAAAAAACCATCAACGTCAGCTGTTGTTCCGATATCTACAGTTGATCCTCCACCTGACGATGCAACGACCACTGTAAAGGAAATCGGTACTGCACCTTTTGGTAAAACAAAAGTTTTACCACTTGTTGCTGATGTACCAATTCTAACCGGTGTTGCACTTGCAGCAGTTGCAGCAGCATTAAAAGAAATTATTTCAGATAATACTACAACACCTGGTGTTGTTTTTGATTTATCTTGTCCTCCGTATGATCTTACGATCCCTTGGAATGATGTTGTTGCCATAGTTATGTTCTCCTAGTTTTATAATCTAGTCTCTAGGCCGTCGACTATACGCGTCTAGATTAAAAGTTAATGTATAGTGAAATTATTATAAATGAAAAAGGGGCCAGTGTAAACACTAGCCCCTTCCTTGATTGTCAAACCTAACTATTATGATGTAGGTAAATTTCCGTTACCGAATACGCATCTAGGGTCAGAGAAGCCGAAGCTATATCTTTCTCTAGCTTTGAATCGTACGTTGCCAGTATCAAAATCACCCTCAAGAGCTGTTCTTAATGGAGCTCTTTCAAAATGTTTGAAACCGTTAGGAATATCAGTTAGAATAAAGTATGAATCAGTATCTGTTAAGAAATGATTCACTCTGTATCCTTGTGGTAACATTCCCATATTACCAATAGCGTTGATATCGTTATCCCCTGTACCCACTCTTAAAGGTGATTTAAGAATTCTCTCAGCAGTAAATTGTAATTCTTTTGGAATTATCATTTTTACACCTTGAACTGCAATTCTTAACCCTCTTTCATCAACAAAACCTGCTATATCAATTAATGATTGTTCTAGCGATGTTTCATTCAAATCAGCTGCTGTAGATAATACATTTGAAAAAGTATTACCATTTGCTAATGGGTGAGCACTGTTTATAAGAGAAACGCCATCACCACCAGTCACAGCTGTAAATTGTGCTTGATTAAGCACATTTGCAGCTTTAACTTGTTTGGTATTTGACATTGATCTTGCCAATGCTCTTGTGTAACGACCAGCTAATCTATCGTATAAGTTATCTTCAATAGCTTCCTCTGTTATTGCAAAAGCTAAAGCGATAGTTTCGTGTGTGTATCTTGCAGTGAAAGATTCATTTGCTTGGTCAAATACAACCGCAGCACCTTCCTGCTTGATTGGAGCAGCACCGAAACCTGATAACATAACTTCTTCTTCAAAAGCCCTATCAGAAGCTTCTGTTACGTAGATTTCTGCATGTTCATTTTCGTATCTAGAGTACTCAAGTCCGAATAAAGCATTCAAACCTGGTTCTAGCTCTTTTGTTAATTGTTGTCTTGAGATAGCCATAATTTGTCTCCTTTATATACCTGCAGTACCACTTCTATAGAAGTGATTGTTGATTCTTACTAATACATTAACACCAGCCGCTGATGTATCAGAATCACTTGGACCTTCTTGGATATCAATTGCTTGAACCGCAAAAGTAGTCGTTAGTCCTGATGTACCAACAGCTAATTGTTTTTCAGAAATACCAGTCAAAGTATTTCCTGTAACGTTCGTTAATGAGTAATTTTTAAATAGATCCGCTCTTGTAAAAGCAGCATTTGCATCTACTACAAAAATTGTATTAGGGTCATCTATTACAAATGCAGTAATTCCTGCAGCCGCAATACTTCCTGGATACGAATTTCTAAAAGTAGGCTTTTGTGTTGATGGATCATTATAGAATACACCATTGAACACACCCACTATACGATCAGATGTATTTGATCGCGCCAACGTTACGTTACCCGCAGTCGTTGGTTTTACTGGATCGCCCTGAAATATAGCAGTAGAAAGGTTATTTGCTATTGTATATCTGTTTTGAGCATTGTTCCATGGAGCTCCATTAAGTGATCGGTAAGGTTTGAGACCAAACTTTTCATTTACGTTTGCCATAGTTTTTTTTCTCCGTTTTTATTTATAGTTACGATGGTATAACAAAAAAATTATTTTTTCCGTCCACCACCAAAAGTTACACGAGTTTGTCTACTAATATTTATAGGCATACCCGGATTCTGTTCCTTCATGAGATCATTATCTACAGCGTTCATTTGGTCTTGAGTAACTCTTGCGAAATACTCAGCGCGTGATTTTGCAATCTCAATTGGTATCCTTGCCAGAACAAGGCCACCAACCCCAATGTACCCAGCATATCGATGTGATTTGTCATACACAGGGTAGTTGTGAGATCCATTTTCAACTTCTTCAGATTTGACTAATTCATAGCCCTCTCTAAGTCGTTTACTCATATTTGCAGTATCTTGAAATCCTGCAATTTCATATCTTAACCATCTATGTACAAATCCATCTTTTGGCTTTGGTGCATCCAAAGATGATGGAGGCGTCCAGTGTTTTGGTCTTTCGTTTTTTGACCTTTCGTCTGTCGCGCGTGAGGTTTTATTTATGTCTTCCATGTTAAGCTCCTTCCTTCACGTATTTAGCGTATTCTTCTAGTGGCACCCCTAATTTTTTAGCCATACTAACTTGTGCTTTGGTGAGTCGCACAGTTCTGCGTCCTGAGTTGGTTCTACCAGCAGGCGCAACAGTTTGGACGATTTTCTTTTGTGGTTGCTCCTGAATATCTGTAAATTTATGAGGGAATGAATCCTTCATTAATTTATCTATCTCATTATAATACTCATCACTCTCAGTGTCAAACCCTTGACTTACTAAATCTTCGTGAATTGTATATGCAGCATTAGTCATAATTTTATCATTACCAAACCAGATATTCTTTTCTGCCCATTTTTGAGCTTTTTTTGATGGTTCAGGAGGTAAATTATTTACAATTTGCTGATCTACGTTTGTTAATTTATCTTCAGGTTTTTGAGCCTGAAGAGCCCTCTCAGCATTTGTGATTTTAGCTCTTTCTTTTTGAACAGCTAAACTTGTCAACTTCTCTTGAGCCTGCATTATAGATTCAGCATCCTGATTTTCTATTGCAGATTTAAGTTGAGCTTTGACTGATGCAGTTTCTGCATCTACTCTTGCTTCGAATTCTTTAATGTATTGAGTGTCATATGTGCTTACATTCTTTTGCAACTCTTGAAGTTGTTTTTGAACTCCTTTTGCATATTGAACTGCTGCTTCTCTTTGACGTTCAGCTTCTCTACGCGCACGCGTAAGCTGATTTATTCTTAACTGAACTGAATCCGTATATTCAGATAAGTTATCTTTTTTTACAGGCTTAATTGGTTCTTCAGTTTCAGCAACTTCTTCAACTGTAATTCCTTCAATACCTGGTTTTTTTACTTCTGCACCAATACTTTCAACTTGTTCGTTTACTAATTTTGGTTTTTCTTCTACTGGTTTTGTTTCTATAACAACTTCAGTTTCTCCTGTTGTGTTTTTTAGCTCCTGTTTTGCTTCTGACATTTACATCTCCTTAGTATATATGTTCGATGTCGCGCGGATCCCCTATGGTTCCAATTATGTCGTCATCATTTAATATTCTCACTTCACCGCCTTCAATACGAAAACGACTTCCAGCGTATCTGCCAAACATTACCCATTGTTTTTCTTTACACCATGCACCTGATGGAAATCTTTTTTCATCTTTGTAACAAAGATTTCCCATTTTCAGCACGTAGCCAACAACAGTTGTAATTTGAATCATTGCGTGAGATTTATCTGAAAGAATAACTCCTCCTTTAGTTTTTTGTGGGCCAGCCCACGGTAAAACTAAAAGTCTCCAACCAGTCGGTTGAGGTAATCGTTCTAAAGCAGATTTAGATAATGATTTTGGATCTAGAAATGTTTTCTGGATTTCTTCTTCAGATTTATAGGCATCTAAAAGGCCTTCTTTATGAGGAGGTATTTCCTCGCTTTTTATCGTCTTCATCTATTAGCTCCTGTTTTTTTTGCAGGTCCGTGAGTTCCTGTTGCAAATCAATAAGTGATTTGATCTGACCTACTATATATTGATATTTTTCAAAAGAGTCAACACCAGATATAGTAGTTTGTGTTAAATTTGCAACTTTTGGAGCAATTATCTTCTTTTTAATAAAGTCTATTAAATCCATTATTCAATGGTTTTCTTTTCTCGTTTAATATGACCAAGAACAATACCTTTATGAGAACCTTCTTTAATCGTGTATCCAGAAGTTCCATTACCATTAATTTCTACTTCTTTTCGACTTTTAAAAAGAATATTATTTTTTTCTTGAATTTTTTTTGAAACATAATTGTTTACAATTAAGTCTTTTAATCTTTCTAACATTATCCATTCTCCTGATCTTTTGGTTGAGATTTATTTGCCATTGTTCTAGCAACAGATTCTGCAGATCTTCCTACAACATAACCACCTAGACCAATTTGCAGTAATGTCCAAACATCATCAGGTAATTCTACAATTATGATAGATGAATTAAAAAAATATAATATGATAGGCCCTAAAACATAATTCCATATTAAAATAAAAATCAATACATACATTAATAATGGTCGCCAACTTGCTGCAAACCAGCCTGCTTTTGCTTCAGCTTCAACTATTTTAGCAGCTGCTTTGAGTTCCGCTGTGTTGGATTGTAATAATTGAATTTGTAATTGTGCTTTTAATTTTTCTTGTAAATCTTTATCTGAAACAGCTTTATCAATTGTATTGAATAATATTTTAGCTAATGGTGCGACAGCACCTAACATTTGAATCATTATCTAACTCCAATAAATTTTTGTCCTTTAACTTGTATTTTGCTAACACCTTGAATACTTGTTTTACCACCACGTCTATAAGGACAACTCATCCCACCTTGTTTCAATCCTTGAGAGTTTGGTCCTATTTCTGGTGGTGGGCCGAAACTTTTACCGCCGGATAATCCACCACCCATTTTTTTTTCAACATTTTTAATTACACCTTTATTTTTGGAAGCATAAAAAACTTTTTCAGCATCAGAACCATATTGTTCTTTCATTGATTTCAAAATTTTTTTACCTTTTTTATTTAATGGCATAATTACATGTGGATGAATTACTTCATCGCTCTCCCTTTAGCGTCTTTACCTTTTTTTTTTAAAGCTTTTCCAGCTTTATCTTTCATCATACTTTTTTTTGACTTTTTCATTTTTGTTTCCTTGTTAGGTTTGCTTGAAGTTTAGCTGCTTCTAAATTTAATTTAGCTTTGTCAGCCTCTTCTTTGTTCTCCAACTTCATTTTTTCAAGTTCCATCTTTTCATCAAACCTTAAATCTTCATTTTGTTGGACAAAAGCAGTCTCCTGAGATTTTTGTTGGATCTCTAATGCTTTAATATCTAATTCTCTTTGTTTTAGCAACACTAGGGGATCTTTTCTAGAAGCAACATATGCTTCTTCTATTTGAACAGCTTGTTCAGTTAGTTGTGCTTCTGTTTGAGCAATCAATGCCTCCACTTGCAGAGCAAATTCTTGTGGATTTTGACCTTGCATCGCAACCATTTGAGCATTTTGTGATACTTGCATATTAACAATTGCTCTTGCCTTGTAAGAAATGTGTTCTGTGATGTGTCTTTGTAAAATTGTGTACACTGCAGGGTTTATTTGCACCATTCTTGTTCGCATAAATGCCATGTGCACTGCAATATGAGCATCGTGATCTTGTCCTTGGAATGCCCTGAGGTTTTTTAAGTCCATTGAACGCATATTCTCTTGTGCAGGGTCCATTGGAGCTTGAATATAGTCCTCTGGTATTAAAATTTGATCAATATTTTTAGTTCCAAGTGAATCATAAATACGTCTGTAGACCTCATGCATGTTATGTATTGCTGGATTTGTCTGAGCAATCTGTAATTGAGTCTGTGCAAGCGTTACTCTTTGTGACATTGAGAAAATATTTGGATCTGCGATTGGTAAAATATCAACTCTGTCATCAAAATCTGCTGCTTTAATAGTTCTTTCACCACCATAAACGTCATAAGGATATTCTGGAGGTAAATAATCAGCAAAAATTCTTGCTAATAACTTAAATTCTTTTCTCATAGCGTTGTAACATCGCTTTTGTACAGCCGACATTACTCTTGAACCTCTTTCAAGTAGTGCAATAGTCGTGCCAACAGGGGCTTGTTGGTTCATATCCCCTATTTGAGGGTCGCTGATCGCTGCAAAACGTTGTCCAGCTTCAACACAAAAGCCCATTAATTGAAATAAAGTTGGACTTGGTTCTTTAAAAGGTAAAATTTGGAACTGATCACGTATATTCCCACCAGGTGCATCTACATCTCTAAACTCTCCTGGTGTAAAAGGTTGGTCATCATCCCTTACTCGCATTCCTCTAGACTTAAATCCAGCAGGTAAATTAGCTAAAGTACCAGCATCTAGTAATTGTCTTAATGCATTTGTAGCAGCTTTAGTCAAACCACCAATCATATGAACTAAACCAAAGCCATAAAAACCTAGTCCTGGTAAAAATTTGTATTGTACAAAATATTCAATTCTTTTTATTGTCTTATCTCCTTGTCTATAATTTCTGTAAATTGATAAAACCTCTCCACTTACTTCATCAACAGTCACAATATAAGGAACTTTTACTTTTTTTTCTGTTTTGTTATCATCAAATTGATATTGATCTAAATCTAAATCAACATGCATTTCTAAAATTCTAAATAATTTATCTTTACCGTAACTCGGCTTCGCACCCGATAATTCAGAATATTTTTTATTAATTTTATTTTGTGGGTTATCATTCGGTTGTAAGTCTACATCTCTGTAAAAACCAGATGTTTGACGTTTAATTAATTCATTTTCAGTTAAATTTAATATATGGGTAATACGTTCTGCTTCCATTAAGTCATTAGCAAAATAAGGAACTACTAAATCCTCGGCTCTAATAAACTTAGCAACTGCCCTTTCATTAATTGCATCGTAATAAACTTTTTTAAATGCAGATCCTGCAAGTGGTAAATGGTAAAGTAATGCATCAAAATCTGTAACGTATTCTTCCATTCTTTCCATTAATTCAAAATTCATAAAATCTTTCACTCGTTGTGCTTGTTGAACTCGAATAGGATCTTCAACACCAACTATTTGAGTTCGCACTGGTCCCTCAGATGGAAGTAATTCTTTAAACGCTTGTGCTTGAAATTGTGTAACAGCTTCAGATAATAACGGATGCGTGACGGTCGATGCTCCTTGAAAGGGTTTTGTTACAGCTGTGTAATTTGTAGTTAGAAATTCTAAACCTTTTACGTATTGATCTTCCCAATCTTGTCTACTTTCTTTATCTGATTTGTACATCTGTACAAGTTCAGTTCCGAGTTTCATTAAAACTCGTTCATCAATTTTTTCTGCAAGATTAGAATAAAAATCTTCTTCAGGTTCTGCTTCAGGATTTAATTGAGTCGTGCCATCAGGATTAATTGCAACAATAGCTTCTCCATCTTCTTCACCAGGCAACTCAACTGATGCTTCAGATTCTGGTAATTCTTCTTCATTAGGTTTATTATCTTTTTCAATAGCCATTATAAAACTCTAATTCTTTTCTTACCTTTAATTGCTGCACCAAATCCTCGAACAAGACCACCATTTTTTAATTCAGCGCCTACAATACCTTTAGTAAGTTTATCTCTTGGCATAGAAAAACCACCAAACATATCTTCGTAGATCGCATCAGTATCCTTACCTAGCTTTTGTGATGTAAAGCCAATCAAGTTGGTGATAACACCTGAACCAGACATTAGAATAATTTTGTAGGTTTACTTCTAGCTAATTTGTTTCCTCTTGCAATTACAGATCCACCTCTTACAAACGAACCTTCAGTTGCTGTAATATCAGGTTTTGGATAACCTCTTTTTAAAGCATCCTTTGCATATCTTATATCTGATTTAGTAAGTCTGTCTCCCATTTTATTTTTTGCAGCAAGATATGGTGCTAGTGATTCCTTAATATCTTCTTCAGTGATTCTTTCTCCTGTCCCTCTGTTTTCTGGAAACAATTCAGTTTCAACTTTTCCAAACATTCCAAGTTTTGCTTTTTTAACAATAAATTTTCCTTTTTTAGCCATTGGACCAAAACCTTCCATTTGTTCCATAACTTGCTCTGGTGTCCTATCACTAATTCCACCAGGTGTAGTTAAAAATTTTACTCCTGGAACGTTTTTATATATTTCTGGTGTAGCTTCATCAGATGGTTCAAAAGGTTTTGATCTTGTAATATCTAAACCTCTTTGTTGAGCAGCATCTAATCTTGCAATTTGTCCTTCATCGGACTCACCAAATTTTTTTGCCCTTGTTATTTTTAACCCTTTTGCTTGTGCTGATATAGGCTTCTTTTTACCTAATGCTTGTGACGCTAAATAAGCAGCGCCAATTCCGGCAGCTATTTGTGCAGCTTTTTTTAATTTTTTACTTGCCATGATTTTTCTCCGTTAACGTTTTACCCACTATATGCTGTAGATAGTTATAAATCAATCATAGAACTTGTATTCTTTATGAACAGCAGGATCATCTTTATAATCTGATGGAGTCATTACAAAACCTCCTTGTCTATAACGTAAAAGTGCTTGAGTCATAGAATCTACAAGATCGTCATTTTCGCCAAAAGGAAAAGATGCACATTCTTCAATGACTTCAATTGCAAAGTTTTCATCTTCCGGATACCAAACAGAACCAGATGCAAATAACGGGGCTACCGCGTTTACTCTGCTATGTTTATCTCTTCCTCGTGCTGGTTGAAAATCTATTACTGGTATTCCTAGTTTTCTAAGTTCTTGTATTAAAGGTTGCCCTGATGCTTTGGCCTCAATAATAACTGTTTCTGGCTCCCAATATTTATACTGCTGTAAAGCAATCTGTTTTAGTTCTGGAAACTCTAATCTTTCTTTTAATGCATCAAGCAAGATGATTGCTGACCCATACCCTTCATTTGGATAAAATATTCCCCAAGTGGTAATTGCAGAATAGTCAGCAGATTCTTTTGCACTAAATGCAGTATCGTAACTTTGTATTACATGTTGAAGATTAGGTATTTGACTACTAGTCCATGGTCGCCACCAATCACGTTTTATTATTGCACCTTCCTCTGCAGTTGGGTTTTGCATATATTGTGCATTCCAATTTATTGGTGAGATGCTGGCTTTTGTTTTTAATAAGTCATCCAATGACCAATACTCAGGCCATACAGGTTGACCAGATTTTAATATTGCTGGGAATTCAATTAATTTCCATTGATCAGCTTTTGGTTCTGTTTGAGCTTTAATTAGTTTAGAAGTTAAATCATTTTGTGACCACCTCGTCATTACTACGACAATGGAACCACCTGGTTGTAAACGTTGTCGGGGACCGGATAGGTACCACTCATAAGTTTTCTCAAAACTTGTTTCGGATAATAAAGATTGTTCAGTGTGCGGATCATCAATAATTAATAAATCTGCACCTCGACCTGTGATTGAACCATCTACACCTGCAGCAAAATATTCACCCCCGTGATTAGTCTCCCAACGACCTGCAGCTTTGGAATCTTCTTTTAATTTTACATCACCAAATACAGCTTTGTATTCTTTACTATCAACTAAGTTTCTAACCTTACGTCCAAATCGTTGTGCAAGTTCTGCGTTGTGAGTCACTTGCATAATTTTCAATTTAGGATTTCTTCCAATTAACCATGCTGGGAAAAGATAAGATGCAAATTCAGATTTTGTATGACGAGGAGGCATGTTAATTATCAAACGATTTATTTTTCCAAAAGCTATCTTGTGAAATTCATTAGCTATAATTTGATGATGTCCAAATTCATCTGGATTATTAGTTTTGCGAAAAATAAAATCTGGCCACATCTCTTTTACAAATAATAAAAAATTATCCTGACAAATTTTAATATACTCTAATGATAATTTCTCAACTCTATCAGTAAGTTCTTCTTGAGATAAATTTTGGACAGGTAAATGGTTTTGCATAACTCAGTATGTGTAAAACATACTTTTCTTTATCACAAAATTTAGTAACATCAAACCGTATTACGGGGGATGGGGAGGGGCGGCGGGGGTGATCCCGCCGCCGCAATTTTTAATTTATATTGGGGGTATCGGTCTGTGATAATACAAGAAGGCTTGTGATGCTTTTGCCGCCGCTGATGTCAGCAATTTAACACCGTCTTCAGATCTAAATGCTTTGATCCAACTTTGTAAATATGCAATGTGGTCTTCTCTTAGAGTAGACTCTACACTTAGACTATACTTAGATGCGAATAACATTGATCCTAATTCCGCAACTAACTCTTCATAAGCATAATGTGATTTACCCTCTAAAAATTTTTTAGATTTTGTATCTTCAAATCTATTCAATCTTTTTGAGTGACCTGTTGCATGTACTAACTCATGAAATAATACAGAGTAATAATGCTCAGTTGCTGTTGCATCTTTTGAATCAATAAAATTTTCTTTATCAACCATTGATATAAAGTCACCAGATGGAGAATAAAAACATCCGTTTTTTGATCCATGATTTATTTTTACATCTATATTATTTTTTAAAAATTGAGTGATTGTATCTACTGAGTATTGAGTAGATTTTTTTTCAATTTTTTTTGCTTCAAGTGTTGTATTTTCAATGTTGTAAACAACAAAGCATCTAAAATATGTTCTCATTTTTTGATTGCCCTTGTCATCTAAAATTGGTTTTTTATTTGAATCAACTAAATTCATTCGGCCAAATTTGTAAATATAATTCCAAGAATTTTTTACTAATTCTCCGCCTAAAGATTTTAATTGTTTAAAAGTTAACCATTGATTATTTTTGTAATGCTTGTCAGTCATTGCAAAATTTAAAGATAAAAAGTTTACACCTATGTAGGTTTCGCCTGTTTTATAATTAATTGGCGATCCAGCTTCGATCCAACTTTTCTTCCATTTGTAAGAATCTTTTTGCATTGCTGATGCAACATTCTCTACAAGTTTAGTTAACTCTTGATCAGTTACTGTTTTCATTTTTGCTCCTATTTGTTGTTTTGTTATTTAATTAAATATCATAACTAAAAAAATAAAAAAAGAAAAAAATGAATTATTTTTTTGCAAGTTAAAATTATTTTTTCTTGTGTTGCTTCAATGCAACAACCTTAAAATATTGAATGCCAAATAAATAAAAATAAAAATAATAATAAAGTAAATGTAACAACAGGTGCGAAGATTAAACCTGCGAGGATAATCAGCGCGAGGAATTCTAAAAAACCCATGACGGGATTACTGGCGACAGCCCGAGAGAAAACAGGAGCTTAATTTGTTTAGAACTCACGGGCCGTCATATGTTTAAATCAATCTAATAGTACCATGTATGCTTTTGGAAAATATTCAATAAACCAATCAAGTCCCTTTCTATGCTCCTCCCATTGATTTAGTCTCTCAGATCCCATGATCACATCATAGACAGCTGCTGCAAACCAAGGAACTGAAATTGAATCGCCACCAAATCTATTTTGGATGGTGATCATTTTATCACGGTCAGTGTCTAGATCCATTCCGTAAAATGGCATCGGATAATCTTTACCTTCCCACTTGATATGCTCGACTGCTGGTTTTTCTTTTGGTATCATGCTGCCACCTCCTGGTTAGTTTTTTTTCTTGCTGCCATTACCTTAAGGAAATCTTTATGACTTTCCCAACCTTTAATAGAGCTATAATGAAGATGGCCGCTCTCTCTCCCAACTCCCATTATTTCTACCATTATAGGTTTTATATTTTTGTATATTTTTTTTTCAGTGATGCTCATGATTAGACGAATCACTTTTGATCTAATTTTAAGAGCGTGTCTAGATTCTACACTAATCTTAAAATCATACATTTTTAGTTTTTTCATTTTTTTGCTCCATTTGTTGTTTGTTACTTGCATCTTATCAAATCACAAATTTATGTCAAATTATATTTTTGGCCCCAGAAAAGTTTGCATTAGCTGCCCTGACATGCATCAAGATTAAGGCTGCCTTACCTTGGATACCTCCCAAAAAAATAAAATAAAAAACAAAAAAGAATAAAAAATCATTGTACCGAGAAACGAGAAACGAGAGGCGGGATTAACCGCCTCTCTTCGTGTGTTGATTTATGCAATTTCCTTATCTAATATTTCACCAGTAGCTTCCCTAAACTTAATTTCATCAAAATTAATATTATCTTTTTTTAAATACTCACATAAATCATTCATAAAAGTACCTTTTTTTATTACGTGAGTTATTCCTCTTCTTAAATTAGCCATTGTTCCATTAGTTTTAATAATGTTAGCTAATGCGATGTAGTCTTTTTTAGTCATGTTTTACCTCTATTTGTTGTTTGTTCATAATTTTTAATTTATTAAAAATAATATGTCAAATTAATTTTTTATTATTTTTTTTTAAAAAAATTTTGATTTAAACGCACGAGGAAAAAAATTTTAAAGACCCAACGACCTAGACTACCTAACCAAAACGAGAAATGAGACGAACGAGATTACGAAAATAATTTTAAAATTATTTCAACGAGCAACAATACGAAAGAAAACACGAGAACGAAAAAGAGTTCTAGTGGAAAAGTAAATAAGCACACAAAAAAAACAATAGTCCAAAAAGTAATCATATCTGCTCATCCGAGATTTATCATGCGGGAACAAATTTTTTTTATAATTAAAACTTAATTGGTTCAGCTTTTCTTAAATCGTCTTCAAGAAAAATTGGCTCTCCCGATATTTCATATCCTGCTTCTTCTATTAAAATTTTTTTAGCCATTCTTTCATTTTTTGCATAAATTTTATACTGCATCGTTGCAGGTATATCGTACACAAAAAGTTTATTTTTTTTCTTCATTTTCATCCTCATCAAATCTGACAACAATGTGCATTCCATCGCCGTGATTCGCTACTATTTCAAAATCTATACCTAGTTTTTCTAACTCTATTATTATTTCATTTTTTGTCATTTTTATTTACCTTTGTTTGATAGTTCAATTTTAAATTTTTTTAGTTGTGGTAAAGTCATATTATGTAAATCAAATGCTTTTTTTATAACATAATACCAACTTTCTTTTGACCACTCTTTTTGTTTTATGTTTGTAATATAATTATCACAAATCCAATTTATTATTTTATCTTTTTTGTTCATTTATTTTCCTTTCAATTCCGAGATTTAGCAGGGCGAGATTATCGCCCTGCGTTGCGTTTCGTTAGTTGCCTATTGTTAATAATTGTTTAGGTATCCTAACGTCAATTTTTGTGTGTTTAAAAATATTATCCAAAGTAGCGACAATATCTTTAATACTGCCCCCACTATGTAAAACATTTTTTGCCTCATCTTGCGAGTTGTTGAGTTCAGCAAGTAATCTACCTTTTTCGGTTTTCATATATGCTTCTTTAGTTTCCTCATAACAAACTTCTTCTAAAAACCCTTCAATACCAAAAAGATTATTAAAAGAATGGCAACTATTTTTATCCCATTGTCTAATTTCGTTCCAATTTTTTAAATCGGTGCGAAGATCCTCAACGAGCATAGATACTTTCAT